CCCGGAAACCCGGAACCCCGGGCCGAATTTGGCCCGGAATTCCCGGCCCCGGAAACCCGGAAACCCGGAACCCCGGAACCGGGAAACCCCGGCCCCGGAATTTAACCGGGCCGGAAACGGCCCCGGAAAAATATCGATTTTAACGCGGTCAAATTTTGGGCCATACATTACCCCGCCTAACATCGGAAAAGTGGCGCAGCGTGGCAGTTAGACGGCAAAAATTGTATAAAAATGTCACTATCTTGCATCCCTCTCGAGGGTAGGCAGTAATTCCGGGCAGCAGTAAAAACGGCCCCGGGTAATTCCGGGGCCGTTGTTTATCGGCGTGTCTTATTTTGATTAGTGAGCGCGGTATGCCACGTTTGGGATTTTAGGGTTCCAACATTTCCTGCATGGCCCGCAATTGCCGTCTTGTTCCGGGGCCGGACAAATTCCCGGCCCGGGTTTGTGATCACTTATGACAGTTGAGGTTGGAAACCCAAGCTCCGGCGGGGTTCCGTCTATCATATGCGCGGAGAATCTTACAACTAGATTAGGCGGGAATTCGCCAACGTAACGTCTAATCATGGCATATTCGCGCGTTGGTATCCAGTGTTTAACCGTTGGCGTTAATCGGCATACTTCAATAATCCGGCCTAAATGCTCCCGGTTTTGGATATCCCCGGAATCATGCCAACGAAAAAACCCGTGGCCAAATTTAGCCTTGGAGTTAATCATGACCGCCATAGCTTGAACCCATAACGGGGCCGTGATCGATTCCAAACGCCGTTCCATGGCCGCAATTACTACCGGGAATAAGTAACGCCCCGTCATGGCATAACAACCGAAACAAACCGACAATTTGACGGCCCGTAACAATGCGCCAACTTTGCAAGCTGCTGCCGGGAGGTTATAGCCAAACCCCGGCAGTTTTGACGGGTTGCTTAAACCGCCCGTTATTTTTTCTGCGTTTTTAACTAGCATTTAATATCCTCCGTTTCTTCAATGAGCCGTTTGCACTGATCGCAATAATACGCCCGGAATGCGGGGCCGTTTAAATCGGCCCACATTAAAGCCGTTGATTTTATCCGCCCGCATACCCAACACTCCACCGCGGAACCCGGGGCCGATATTACCCCGGCGTGACCGCGTTTTACTGCATGAGCTTTTTGGAACTTATACTCTTTTTCTTTTTTCATTTTAAAACCTCCATAGTTTTAACCTAAGACGGGGCCAAACCCGGCCCCGTTTCGCCGTTTTACGGCTCCTCAGTTAGGTTGCTGCTGCGCTGATGATTTTAAAAGCCCGGCGTTTATTCCCGCCCGGGGTGCGTTTATTCAATTCCACGCAGACAACGGTTATTTTTTGCTGCGTTGCATGGTTTGTGATTTTGGTTTTAATCCCCGGTATCATATTTGCTTTTACCGGGCCTAGCTGCCGTTTTAACTGTCGTTTAGTGATATGCATTAGTACACCTCCATTTTTACGGTGCTTTTTTTCTCTGCCAATCCAAACCCCGCCAAACCGATAACAATCCCGGCCAAACCGATTAGAAAAAGATGTAACCCGCCGGAATTCGCCGGAACCATTAAACCGAAGCAGAAAACAAACGCGCCCGCTATGACGTTTAAAAACGAAACGCCGTACAGTAGCGATTTAACCCAAGACTGTTTTTCCTCCATTAGTTCAATGGCCCGGGGTAATATGATTTTTTCCCCGGTATCGATCGCGGTTTTTGTGTGAATATATCCCATGTTATCTTACCTCCTTAATTAGGCCGTCTTTCATGGTAACAGAGGCGAAGAATTCGCGCCCGCCGTTCCCCGTGATTTGTGGCCGATTTGAACCCGCGAAAACGCCGTTGCGTTTATATTCCGGGCCGAAAAAACTGGTTTCCGTGTATCGTAACGGCTGCCCGATATTTTCGCGCAGCATCTTTTTAGATCTATAGTTTAGTATGATCATTTAATCACCTCCGTTTTTTTGATTTGATTAACCTCTACTTCCTGTAAATGAGGCGCAGAGTACTTATGAAAAACGCCTAATTGCTCCGCCTCCTCAATACTTGAGGCCTCAACGTCTACTTCACTATACCACCGCATGACAACTCGGTAATATTTTTTGGTTTTTTTCTTCATTTAGTTTACCTCCGTGTTTGTTTCGTGTTTGTTATAGTCTTGGGATAGGCCATAACTGCCGGAGAGTTTTATCGATGTAACAGGCGGTATAATGGAAGAGTAAACACTTTGCCAGCGGTTCCAAGTTGCCTTGCGAACATATACTTGAAACCCTCCTTCCTTGCAGTATCGAATGTGAACCCGGGCGGATACCTTGCCCGATTTCCCGCCGTCCGTTATATTGATAGTTCGCCGGGTTCCTATTCCGACAAATGAGTTTGCGAGTTTCCGTAAGTAGCGTTTCATAGTGAAACCTCCGTTTTTTTGTGAGTGTTTTTTGTCATCCCTATAATATACCCGCGCGTAACATATATATCCAAATAGATTGTAAGAAGTTTAAACTACATGGCGCGCCCGTTTAAACCCGTGTCTGTTATTGCGTATATATAGTAAGAGAACCCAATTCCTAAGCGGAGAGATTACTTAACGGGGTTTAAATGCTGCTAACCGGTTACAGCTAACATTTAACGCATGGAGAAAGACACGAAACAAGGCGCAAAACCTGTCCAATCCCACGTAAAACCAAGGCGAGACGCTCGCGGGCGTTGGCTCCCGGGCCAGTCCGGGAATGAATCGGGCCTATTTAAACCGGGCAACGGTGCTGCGGTTGGCCATGGCCGTAAAAACTCCGTGTCGGACCTATTAAACCGCCTTGGTGATACTGTAACCGATGAAGGGACACTGCGAGAACAGTTAGCGCAGCAACTTTACAACATGGCGTTACGTGGGGATATCAACGCAATAAAAGTTTGCCTTGATCGCATGGACGGACGTGTGCGGGAAGAGTTGCAAGTTACCGAGATTGTAACCGATGAGGTGATCATTAAATGACCTCAGCCCGTGTACACAAAATATTTACACCGTGTCCCGTTTCGTAATCGATTCAGCATCTTTCCTCCCGGCCCAAAAGAAATTTTGGAACCTCCCAACGTATATCCGTTGTTTAGTTGGAGGCTACGGATCGGGTAAAACGTATATAGGGGCTATCAGGTTGATCTACCTTTCCTATGTCAATTCTGGAATCCCTGTAATGTATGTATCCCCGTCCTACAAGATGGCGCGGAGAACGATTATCCCCACGCTTAAGGATATTTTGGGTAGGGCAGGTTTGACATTCACACACAACAAATCGGAAAATGAAATTAGAATTATGAATTGGAATGGCGTGATATGGATTGGATCAGGGGACGATCCGCACTCACTTTTAGGTCAATCTCTGGCTGCGGTGGGTATAGATGAGCCATTTATCCAGAGTAAGGATGTATTTGACGTGGCACTTTCGCGTGTAAGGCATCCAGATGCGAAGCAAAGGGAAATTTTCCTAACAGGTACACCTGAATCCCTGAATTGGGGATACGATCTCATCGCGAATCAGGAACAGTCTTACGATGTGGGAGTAGCGTTTGCCTCCACGTTAGAAAACAATTATCTCCCAGAGCAATATAAGGAATCGCTTGTTTCTGGTTATACGGAGGAGATGGTTGACGCTTATATCCACGGGAAGTTCGTCAATCTTCAGGAGGGGCGCGTTTACAAAGAATTTAGTCGGGATGTCCACATATACGAGCGGGAAGATATTGAGGAACTCAAAAAGTATCATCAAGTCCACATCGGGATGGATTTCAACGTAAATCCCATGACGGCGGTGGCATTTTGCAAAATAGGCGATACCTGCCACGTTTTTGATGAATTTTTCATGGCGAACTCCACCACATTCGATATGGCGGAGGTTATTAAGGAGAAATATCCAAATGCGATTATTTATCCCGATGCAACGGGTGCGGCGAGAAAAACATCGAGTCAGAAGTCAGATCACCAAATTTTAAAGGAAAAGGGGCTTAGAGTCTATGCAAAACGCAAAAATCCCCCGGTACGAGATAGAGTAAACGCTGTGAACCAGCTTTTAAGGGTAAATGATAAAGTTTCAAAATTTTCTATGGAGAATTGTCCAAAATTGATAAACGATCTGGAACGGGTCGTTTGGCGGAAAGGTGATATTGACAAAACACAATTAAAGCTGTCGCACATAAGCGATGCCTTTGGATATGGTGTGCATTACCTGTTTCCCGTCATCAAGCGAGAGGCATATTCCGTGACGTGGTAGCCTTCTTATTGGGTGTAAGCCTTGCGGTGAATGTCGTTTTTATAGTCGCCCTGTTGGTGGCTTTAAGATCAATCAAAAGCCTAAAAACTGATGCGACTCAATGGAATCTGGACACTTTCGTAGATGGAGATCGGATTTATAAAGCATGATTATTCAGGACTTGTCAAGCGAGGCTGTCACAAGAAGTCTTAAGAAATTTTTAGATGACGTATTACACAAAAGAACAGAAGAAAGGTATCGGGCTCTGAACTACTACGAGGGGTTTATTTCGGAACTGGAGACGGATATATCATCCTATTTCGCCTCTGAATCGCTCCAACAGACCCCGGTTGTTGCCCAGAATATTACGGGGAAATTGGTCAACAGCAGGGCTATTGCTTATAAACAGCCTCCTCAAAGATCGAATGAGGCTTATCACGAGCGTGTTCAAGGGTTAGACTCGGCTATGGTTCAGTTTGAAAGACTAACCTACCTATTGGGGACAATGGCACTTCTATCCACTTGGGATGAAGAGGAAGAAATGGTCAGATATAACATCCTCACCGAGTTTTATCCCCTTTTTCTCCCTCATGAATCAGAGCCCGTAGCTATTATTTACCCCCTCTTCTCTCAGGAGAAGCAAAAAGTCTCCGAAATGGTCTATGTGTACTGGAGCCCCGACGAACATTACAAAATTACCCAGAAAGGGCAGATTATAGCCATTGATGGTAACGAACAGATGATTAATCCCTACGGGATTGTCCCAATTACCTACGCTCACAGGCATCCAATGACGACTGATTGGTGGAGAGAGGGTGCTTCGGACATTATTAACATGAATCGTACCGTAAATATCATGTTGACCGAAATGTCGCTGTCTATGAGGCTCCAAATGCTCGGACAGCCCGTTGTAATGGGGATTGACGACGCTTCGAGGATGAAATTGGGTGTAGACAAGCCTTTAATCCTTCCAGAGGGGTCAAACTTCAATTTTGCGGCCCCCGGTGGCGATTTACAGAAATATGTCGAAGGAATCCGCTTTTTGGTCGATTCCGTGGCTTATAACAACAATTTAAAGACAAAATGGGCTCTTGGTAGAGACGGCGTGACGGGAGAAGCCCTGAAAATGCTCGAAATCGACCTTACAGAAGGCGTTGAGGGCGATGTGGAGATGATTTGGCGACCTGTCGAGCAAAAACGCTTTGAAATCGACAAAGCGATCTTGGAAGCACATGGATCACGGCTTTCTGATGAATTTTCAGTGGATTTCAGTGAACCGCGGTTCCCGGCATCAGCAAGAGAGGAAAGGGAGCAGTGGGAGTGGGAATGGAGCAACGGACTATCATCCAAAGCCGATTGGTTCCGGCATAACAACCCTGACATGAACGAAGAACAGATTGCGGAGATGGTGAGTGCTATTCCAGAAGAAGAGCCACAGGAGAAGCCACAGGAGGAGTCCCCGTTCAATTTCAGGGGTCTGGCAACGTAATGGCACTTGTCCTACAACACCTCAATCGCGTTGATAGTATCCAAAAGACCATTGACGATAGTGCTGAGAAGATATTGGAACAAATAGATTTAAATAAATTGTTAGAAAATACAAAACCTTATTTAGAGAGCGTTGCAGCGACTTTTCTATCCCAACACAGAGATACGATAAAGGACGGATTAGAGGCTGGTAAGGACTTCGCTAATAAGATCGTGCAAAAGATATGAACATCAACTTCCAAGTTCAGGCTGATTTCGACCTTGCCAAGATTCCGCTCCGTGGATGGGACAGGCAATTAAAGGAATCGGCTAACATCGTCACAAAAGACCACTTTGAACGCCTTGAGCGTGGAAAAGGTGTTTCCGGGGATCGACTCATAGCATTGAGGGAGTCAACAATTCTCAGAAAACGAAGACAGAAACGCCCCCCGTTAAGATCACCAGAAACCCCCCTTGTAGCCGAAGGGATCATGCAAAATCTGGAACGTGCCAAAAAGGTCACCAAAACGAAGCGTATGGAGAAGATAACGGTTCGTGTCACTTCAAAAGGGGGTAGTGAGAAGCCAAAACGATCCCGACAAAAGATTGGGCAACACCATCAGGAAGGTAAAGGTCAGGTCAAGAGAGTATGGTTCGGGATTAGTAACCAAGCATTTGAAGATATTGCAATGATCTTTGTAGAAGAGGTTTCAGCGAGGATTCAGAAAGCGTGTCTGGCGGGTACGAACCCGTTGAGTCATATAGCCGGGTACTCTACAAGTGCCTGAGATAGAAGAACTTGAAGAAGAACTTGACATCATGGAAGCAAGCCTGCTGGTCATGCTCGCAGCCGCCGTCTCTAAGACGGTTCTTGAGCTTCAGGCACAAATCGAAACGATGAGACTTGCTGGAATGATAGATGCAGAGATTTTGAATGTCCTCGCTTCCGATCTGGGAGCAGGAGGAAGAATATTTGGCGCATTTAAGAACAGTATTAAGTCCTCTGTCATTAAT